CCGGAACCATTCGTGTGGTCTGGGATTGGTCTTGGGGAGAAGCTGACAGTGCGGAAATATCATGGGCGGACCATGGTGACGCGTGGGAAAGCACGGATGAACCAAGCACATACAAAATAACCAGGATGCACGCCAGTGCATGGAACATCAGCGGATTGGACACCGGCAAGAAGTGGTATATTCGCGTTAGACTGATTTCCAGCGCGGGGGATGCTGAAACATATGGTGCATACAGCGATACCGTGGAACTGGATCTGTCTTCCGCGCCAACAGTGCCGGTTATGGCATTGTCTGATGCTGTTATCACGGAAGGTGGAACCGTCACAGCGACATGGGCATATTCCACCACGGACGGAACGCCACAGGCATTTGCAGAGGTGGCAGAGGTCACCACATCAGGCGGCCAGGCGGTTTATACACCGATTGCACAGACGGAAACGGCGCAATATGTCACGCTTGACGCCGAAGAGCTTGGATGGTCTTCAGGGGAAATTCACCGCATTGCGGTGCGTGTCGTGTCTGGATCCGGGCGGATGTCGGATGGTTGGAGCGATTCGGTGGCGGTGCTTATTGCAAATCCGCTGACATGCACCATTGCCAGCACGTCATTGCAGCAGGTCACCATGGAATCCACGGATGAAGATGACCAGCCGGTGTCATATACGGTCATGGCACTGACAGAAATGCCGCTGACTGCCACGATCACTGGCGCAGGGGATTCAGGCACCACAACGCTGATAATTGAGCGCGCTGCGGCGTACCACGTGGATAGGCCGGATGAAACGGATTACAACGGATTTGAAGGCGAAACCATTGCCATTTTGTCACAGGTCGGGGAAGCACCATTCACGGTGGAATTGTCCGATCTGATTGGTCACCTGGATGATGGCGCGGAATATCGGTTGATTGCAACGGTACAGGATGGCCTTGGACAGTCTGCGCAGGCAAGCATTGATTTCACCGTGGTGTGGAACCACCAGGCGATTGTGCCGAATGCTACGGTTTTGATTGACCAGGAATATTTGGTGGCTGTGGTTACACCGATAGCGCCGGAAGGCGTGGTTCTGGCGTCTGATACGTGTGACATATACAGATTGTCAGTTGATAAGCCGGAACTGATCTATGCGGGCGCAGAATTCGGAACGCCATATGTGGATCCATTCCCTACCATCGGTGAATATGGCGGCCACAGGTTCGTCTTCCGGACAGAGAACGGCGATTACATTACAGCGGATGAACAGTTTGCATGGCTGGACACCGGTGAAGACGAAAACGACATCTTGGAAACGCCGTACAACATCATTGAATTCGGAACTGGCCGCGCATTGATTGAATACAACGTGGATGTTTCGAATTCCTGGACAAAAGATTTCAAGGAAACGCAATATCTTGGTGGATCCGTGCAGGGCGATTGGAATCCCGCGGTAAGCAGAACAGGCAGCGTGAACACGGTCGCGGTCCGGACGCAAGACCAGGATCTGATTCAAACCATGCGGCGGTTGGCCGTTTGGCCGGGAATCTGCCATGTCCGGACCAAGGAAGGGTCCAGTTATCCGGCGGACGTCCAGGTGTCCGAAACGGTGTCTATTTCAAAGGGGCATAAGATTTCGGATTTCTCGTTAAAAATCACGCGGGTTGACCAGGAAGCGTTGGACGGTCTGACATTTGCGGAATGGCAGGAAACACAGCAGGAAGAGGAATAAACAATGGATTGGAGTAAAGGATATTCCGCCAGGTTTTATATGATGCGCGTGGACCCGGCCACATGGCGCGATGTGGAGCGTTATGAGCTGACCGGTGGATCCGTGAAGCGTGAAATGACCGGATTGCGGGAATCTGCGGAAGTGGATTGTTCGGTTTATCCACAGGGCGTGGAGTACTGGATCCGAATTTGGATGGATGCGGAGCAGGCAGGGTCAAATGAGCATGTGGCGCTATTCACTGGCCTTGCCACATCCCCTGCCTTGGATATTGATGGCATTCGAAAAAGCAGCGCATTGGATTGCTATTCCGTGCTGAAACCCGCGGATGATGTCAATTTGCTGCGCGGCTGGTACGCACCGGCAGGAATGTCTGGTGCTGCCGTTATCAAACAGTTGCTTTCCGTCACACCTGCACCGGTTTCCGTGGCTGACGGGTCCCCGACATTGACATCGCATATAGTTGCCGAAGACGATGAAACGCACTTGACGATGGTGGAAAAAATTCTGCTGGCGATCAATTGGCGGATTCGGATTGATGGCAACGGTGCAATAAATGTTGGCCCTGCCAGCGCGGATCCGGTCGCGATGTTTGACCCGCTGGAAAATGATGTGATTGAAAATAAGATTAAGGTTTCGGCAGACTGGTTTGACGCGCCGAATGTATTCATGGCGGTTGAAGACGATCTGACTGCCATTGCGCGGGATGATAATTCAGACAGCCCGCTGTCTGTAAGAAATCGCGGCAGGGAAGTGTGGATGCAGGAAAGCGGCTGTGAATTGGCAAATAATGAAACCATTGAATCATACGCCAACAGACGGCTTGCCGAAGCGCAAAGGGTATACAAGACGGCCGATTATGACCGGCGGTATTTCCCTGGAATAGTCCCATTGGATTATGTCCGGATGCATTACCCGGAACAGGGATTGGAAGGGTTGTGCAGGGTAATTTCCCAAAGCATTCAGCTGACGCACAACGCCACGACTAGCGAAAGCATTATGGTGGAGATTTAGCATGGCATCGAACATGGACGGAATCATTAAAAAATTAATATCCGCGATGCAGACCACATCAAAGGCAAAGACATCCGGATATGATACCAGCGCAGTGGTCCGGAGAATCGAAGACGGAACGGCCTGGGTGCATATTCCGGGCGGGGTTGATGAAACACCGGTGAAGCTGACCATTGCGGCAAAGGTCGGGGATGTGGTGCAGGTACGCGTGGCAGATGGCCGCGCTTTTTTGGTTGGGAACGCCACGGCACCGCCAACAGATGACGCGCTGGCGGTCATTGCGCAGTACCAGGCGGATTATGCGAATCAGTTGGCAGCACTGGCCAAGCAGTCTGCGGAGAACGCGGAGACCATTGCTGTGCAGGCGTACAACACCATCCTGATTGAATATGCTGTTAGCCCGGACGACAAATACGCGGAAGCCATTCGCGCTGCGGAAAATGATTACATCCGGGTCACGGAAGATGATTTCGTCCGTGATGTGGATTTGACCATTGATGGGTGGTATACGGAGATCCCGGAGATCCCGGAAGGCTATTATTTGTGGACGCGGATTACATCCACCGCGGAAGACGGAAGCACCAGCGTGGTTTACACAGTCAGCGCACCGGGGGTGGCTATGGAAGCGAAGAACACAGCGGACGCAGCGCAAGCCACAGCCGAAGATGCGCAGGCCGCCGCGGAAGATGCGAAAAAGGTGGCCAATAATTATCTGTCAGCTGACAACACCGGCATCATGGTGGCTGATCTGGCTGATGGACCGCAAACGCCAAGTGCCGCAACAGGACGAAATTTGAAAATTGACAATGAAGGCGTGTATGTCCGTGACGGCCAGTCAGAACTGGCAAGGTTCCGGGCAGATGGTGCGCAGGTTGGCGCAGATGACGCGCCGCATATGCTGCTGTCCAACAAGGCCATTATTGGATATGATGAAACTTTGGTGCCGTTTTTTACGGTGAACATGAACGGCGGCACAATGTCTGCGTCCAGAAAATGGTTTGCGGGAAGTATTGAAGAACAAACAAAAAGCATTTCGACAGCAGAAATTCTATACGGCCAGACGGTTGTTGAACTTGGCGATCTTGCAGCGGGAACTGCTGTCAATATTGCCGGGTATTTCGCCACCAGTGATGGGACATGGGGCGTTGGCACAGTCACAACAGAATCAAATTGTGATGTGTTTTTCAAAAGCGATATTGGCACATCGGTCATGGCGGTGAGCATAACGCCATTCCAAGTGGTGGCTGGAACAGCAAAAACACAGACATGTTCCGGAACGGTGAAGAACATCAACAATGCAAGCTTATCATTCCGGATTGTTTTTGCGTATAATCCGACAGCCAAAACAATGACTGTTTCGGTTTATTTTTCCGCTACAATATCCAGTACAATAAGCGGGTTCGGCGGAACGTTCAGCGGGCATTACGTGGTGACAGCAGCTGCGCCGTCTTACATCTTTGGTGATGACTATGGCCAGGCTATTGGTGCGTATTCGGCAGTCATTGGCAAGGGCCTTGACGCACCGTATTCCGGGCAAGTGGTGGTTGGCGCGTATAACGCAGACACGTATGGCGCGAACTTCGCGGTTGGATCCGGATATGAAGAGGACGGAACAGAAACGCGGGAAACATCTTTCGCGGTGGTTGGTGGCGGGGATTTATTATTCCGGCTGAATACGGAAATAT